GCTCTAAAATATTTTTTTGTATCGCAGCCATAATTGCAGGATTATTTCTAACCATGTTAGTTGACATGAAACTTAAATGCGCTGTGATGTGTGCTCTGTGATCTTGACCAGGAAAAGCTTGAAAAGGTTTACCAGCTAAAGCATCAATATGTTCTAACGCAGGATCTTTTGGAACAGTAGGTGCAGGTGGTGGTAATATTTGATTAATATCTTTTACACCGATTGCTTCGTACATTTTTCTGTAAGCATTATACAGGTTATGTATCTGTGGATTAGATTGTGCAAGTTGTAATTCTGTTTGTGCCATTGTAATTCTTTGTGCAGTTGAAAATATATTTGGATCTGCAACTGGCACGATATCTATTCTATCGTCAAAATCTAATTGCTTAATGTTTCTTGCACCACCGACCACGTCATACGGATATTCTGCTGGTAGATATTGTGCTACTACTTTTGCAAGTAGTTTAAATTCTTTTTTCATAGCTGCGTAACATCTTTTATGTATTGCAGACATGACCCGTGATCCACGTTCCAATAACGCAACTGTTGTTCCAACAGCCGCTTGTTGATTACCATCACCCACTTGCATATCAGCAATAGCCGCGAATCTTTGACCAGCGCCAACAACAAGACCCATCAGTTGTAATAATGTTGCTGATGGTTCTTTGTATGGTAATGGGAAAAACGATTCTCTTAAATTACCACCTGGTGCATCTACATCTTTAAACTCACCTGGTTGTATTGGAGATGCTTCGTCTCTAACTCTTACACCTCTTTGTTTAAATCCTGCTGGTAAATTTGATAATGTACCTGCATCCAATAATTGACGGAGAGCAGCAGTTGCAGTTCTGCTCAATCCGCCAATCATGTGAATTAACCCAAAGCCATAAAACCCAAGACCTGGAAGAAATTTAAAATGGACAAAATATTGGATTTTACTTTTCTTTATATCTTCAGGTGCATAGTTACGTCTGATAGCTAAAACTTTTCTGGATCCTTCTTCAACCGTTACGATGTAAGGGAGCTTAATTCCAGTTGGTTCGCCTTCAGAATCAACTTCTTCAAAACCTTCTAAATCTAAATTAACATGACACTCTAACAAAGTATAAACTGGTTCTTGTTTTCCAGTTTTCTTTGTACCATCTAGTTCACGTTCTTTTTTTGTTAAATCATCGTTGTTAGTAACACTTGGCGGTCCTAACTCTACGTCACTGTAAAAACCGTTGACTTGTTGTTTTCTTAAATCATTCTCTGACATTTTTAGCGAATGGATGATTGACTCCGCATCGTCTAATGAGGTAGCCGTGTACGGGACAATCAAATCCTCCGCAGGTATAAATTTACTCACTGCTCTTCCTAGAAGTTGGTCGTAGTAAACTTTTTTAAAAGTTGATCCAGCTAGTGGTAAATGAAACAGCATCTGATCAAACTCAGGTTCATACTCCTGCATTTGATCCATCAACAAATAATTCATGTAATCTTTTACACGATCTGATTGTTGTTCTGTTTGTGGTGTAACTGCCCCTACGACATCCGTTCTTACAGGACCTTCTGCAGGCAGTAATTCTTTATAAGCTTGTGCTTGAAACTGTGTTACCGCTTCTGCAAGAACTGGGTGTGTGGCACCACTTGCTCCTTGAAACGGCTCTGTTCTATTTTCGTATTTGAATCCTAATAAATCTAAACCTTGTATGTAAGACTGCTCCCAATCTTTTCTAGACAATTTGTAATCCATGTAATTATTAACCATGTCATTACCGATTGGATCTAAAATATCGTCAGGTAAAATATCTGCTAAATTATCAAAATGATTTTCTGTGCCTGGAACGTTAACTGCTCCTGGTTCAAAGTTTAATGTAACACCACCATCTTCTTCTGGTGTTACTTCTACGGGACCTTGTTGTTCTGTAACTTCTTCCTCAACTACTTCTTCAGCTGGTAACTCTACTTCTGTTCGAACTTCGTTTGGAAGCGACTTGTCTATTTCTGCCATTTAATTTCTCCAGTTTGATCGTTTTAACTTGTTTTAACGGAACATTCAACCCCTGTGGATTAGGCCCTCGTAACGGTGGTATTGTGGTTGTGAGCTTTTTTACCACTAGAATCCTTTCTTAGCTAGTTTAGGTATTCCTTTGATTAGTCCACCCTTTGCTTGTTTGGTTACATATTTACTTTCAATATTGCCTATGTATTTATCTAAATTTTTTATTGTCTCTTTTCTTTTTTTGACGAAAGGTGAACCAGAACTAAAACTTTTATCATATTTTAAAGATCGAGCTTTTAAAGTTTCTTTTATTGAATCAGCTGCTCCTAGTTTTCTTAAATCTCTTAAACTAACTTCTTTTCCTTTTAGAGGCCCTTTGGTAACACCTTTTTTTGTTTTTGCGACTCCTAATTTTTCTAATTTAGAAATTTCTTTTGGTTGAATAAATTTTTTACTTTTCATAAACTTGCCAAACTGTCTTGCAAGAGGTTTAATATTCTTCCCTAAAAGATATCGTGCTATGCCTAATACTACTGGTGCCGCCATTAATAATACACTCTCTGTTTTTGTTCTTTGATCTCATCCACATAGTCTTCTGGATGATCGATCAAACCACCTTGTCTAAATCTCATGATGGCTTGCGTGGTGGAGTCAACCAAGTCGTCATGGTCACCAAAAGGGAAAGCGGCACATTCTTCAATCACCTCTTCTGCAAACTTTTGGTTCGGAGCCCATATCATACCAGATTCAAACAGAGGTGCAACAGCATTCACACGGGCATGCTTATCGTTTCCTTTTGACGGGGTAAAGTTCATAACGGGTATATCCATTTTTCTAAGCTCGTAAGTTAGTGGTAGACCAGATGCTTTTGCCTCAATAATAACTGTTTCAGGATTCCAATATCTATACTGCTCTAGTGCAAGACGACGTAGCTCTGGAAACTCGTATCTACCTTTGATGGCATCTAACAATATTAGATTGGCACCACTATCTTCTGACGGATAGAATATACCCCATGTAGTAATAGCAGAATAATCTGCAGTTTCTTTTTTCAAAAAAGCTGTATCGTAAGATTGTATGACGTGGTGTATTTGTGGGATGTCATCCTCTTCGTAGGTTTGCCACCACTCTCGTTTTAGTATTGCACCTTCTTCACTAGTTGGTTGTTGCATCCACTGTGCATTCCATTTAGCAACAGGCAGAGCTGCTTTAACTTTTTCAAGTTCATCCATCTTCCAATACTCTGGCCACACTGGTCCGTTATCCATGATTGCTGGAAACTCAACCACGTGCCACTTGTCAGCTTTAACTTCTTTTTGTGAAGCAACTAATGCACCTGTTAAATCTTTCGTAGACCAACGAGTCATAACCAAAATAATTTTACCACCTGGTTGTAAACGTTGACGTGGTCCTGACGTATACCACTCGTAAGCTCTCTCCAAAGATGCTTTTGACAATGCATCTTGCTCTGAGTGTGGATCATCAATAATCAAGAGATCTGCACCACGACCTGTGATCGCACCGCCAACCCCAGCTGCATAATATTCACCACCATCTGATGTCTCCCAACGTCCTGCTGCTTTACTGTCTTCTTGTAATCTTGTTTTAAAAATTTTTGTATAATCTTCTGAGTCGATTAAATTTTTTGCCTTACGACCAAATCTTATTGCTAGTTCTGCTGTGTGCGTTGCTTGAATGATCTTGAGCTTTGGATCACGGCCCACCATCCATGCTGGCAGAAGATAAGATGCAAATTCTGATTTAGTATGCCTAGGAGGCATATTAATAATCAAACGGTTTATTTCACCCGTCGCTAATTTATTAAATTTATCTGCAATGTGCCTGTGGTGGGACCCCTCTACAAAATCTGGCCACACACATTTAACAAAAGATAGGAAATCATTTTTAGCCTTATTCTGTATCTTTTTTTCTGCATGCAACACTTGAAGTTGTCGGAAGGTCTTCCTGACATCTGCAGGTAATTTTTCTATATCTACCTGATTCAAGTCCATGGTACCAAAACGTTTTTTACAGGGTATGTATGTATAAATCAAGCATATATATACATATATTAGGATCCCTATCTACGTATAAGGGTATAAGGTACTTCGTACTCTAATATTTTTGGGAAATTTTTAGGATCCCTATAGAAAAAACACGCGGAAAAAACAGGCACAAAAAAACACGGCCCAAGAGACTTGGGCCGTGTTGGTTAACTAACTAAAGAGATTTATTTAATTAAATTTAAATTCTAATTGTTTAGGATTTTTTTCGGATATTGATTTTTTATTCTCTAGTATTTGACTATCAATCTTTTCTTCTAAAGATTGGATTTGAGCCTTCATAAATTGAAATCTAGTTTTAAGCGATCGAATTCCTATATTTGTAATTTCAATTTTTAATCCAATATGACTTTCAAACAGTTCCTTTAATTCATCATTATTTAAAGGGCTATTATCATTAATATGCATAAAATAAGATGACCCCGAAACATAATCCGAAAATTTACACCTAAATAAAATTTCCGTTATATTCCATTGGTTGATCTCATGGATCCCGATACCCATCAAAAACCAACCAAGTTGGTCTGCTTGTTTACGATCCTCACCACTAAACTTTTTAGAGTAGTGTTTTAAACCTTCATATTTAATTATTAGCATTATTGTCCTTTTGTTAGTTGTTAAATTTATTTTCAATAATTTGAAAATATATCTTGATTTATAAATTTTTTTAATTTATAAGTCAAGGATAATGATGGACAATAAAAAAGAAATCTTATATTCAAGGATCACTAAACACGGCCAAAATTTAAAAGCCGTGTTTAATCTTGATCAAGATATAGACCCCGTTAAATTATGTAAGCGGTTATTTAGGCTCGAGAACAAAGCCCATAAATTAGCCCTTGATTTTTGCAACGGGGAAATTGATCAGCTTGAATGGGATCAAAAAGCAAATAAAATATTAACCAAAGTTGAGGCCATTTTGAAAAATAAAAAAGTTCTTTTTTTAAATGGTGATGCTCGAGGTTATGCTCTAAAAATTGATGATGGATATATAAGAAATAATAATCTTAATATCCATAGAGATTGGGGCGGCTATGGAATTATAGCCCCTGATTTTAGAGAATATGACAAAAGATTAGTTGACGAAAATCAAGTAATCTAAAATAGTTCAATGGGCCGTGAACAACGGCCCATTGTTAGAGGGTCAACACCATCCCGTAGTAGATACGGATCAATGTCCCTGTTGACCCTCTAACAATCAACGAACGTAATCGGTGGTTGTGAGCGTGATCGATCAAGGCCCGTAGAAGCCCCCAATAATCGGCCATTGTTGGGGGTGAGGGTTTAAAAAAATTTTTATTTTTTATTTTATTTTTCAAGACACAAGCTAAAATTTTCATAAAAAAATGCACAAGCTACAAGCTAAATGAATCACGGACAAGCGGATCTCAAAAAGTTTAGCGTGGATCATGGATCAGGGCTCGGGGCATTC